CGCGGATCATGGGTACTCTGCCTGTTGTGAGAAGTGAAGCGTGAGGCCCCGCCCTCGTAAGGTATCTGTTTTAACCAGTTCGTTAACCCCTTGATCCGGCACTTTGTTAAGACGGTTTTAATTGTCTAACGAGACGGCTAGGCCGCTTACGTTCGTTATACGCGATTGTTACCCCTGGGGCAGGGCTCTCCCCCTCCGTCACGGCGTACGCTGACAGAAGCGCGTGCATAAGGCTCACGCGACGGATGCGGCGCGGGGTTAGTGATCCGCAAACATATCCGGAGTATCTGGATCACGATTAAACCGAAACGCGAGCTCCTCGTCCTGAGCGACGCGGATCAGCTCGTCGTAGTCCTCCGGGGCTACGTCCTCGGCCTCGTCGTACTCGTGCCGTTCAAGCAGTCGGTTGATCCCCGCCCGGGTGTACCCGGTGTCGAGGGCGATAGCGTAGAAGCGGCGTGCCTGCGCCTCCGTAATCGTGTCGCGGTCCGTAGGCATGGGTGCGTAGGGATTGATTCGTGGATGCAGTTAAGTGATCGTGCGGAGGGTCGAGGGGCTATACCCGCGTTCTCGTAGTGTCTGCTCGTACTCGTCGTGGACGCGATGCGCGTCACTTGGTACCTCCTTCCCTCGACGTTGTCGTGCCTCAATCACGGCGTGGATGTACTGATACCGGCACTTTAGGCGGAGGTCCTCGTCAAGGGCGTCCGTCGAGAATAGGTCCTCAACGATGTCACGGATGTAGCTCCCGATTCGATCTGGGGTCGACGGGTTAGTAGTATCTTGCTTCGGCATTGAGGTCTTTGCTATTGTAGCGGTCTAGTGCGTCGGCCTTGAGGAGGAAGACGGGCTGATTCCGTTCGTCGTGCCGCGTCCCAAAGTCCTCTCGCGTAAGCGACGGGATCAGCTCGATCATTTCCATCATCGTATCCCGGTCCATCGTCGTCTGTAGGGAAGCGCGGAGACGGCGCGACTGGTTAATGACCCGCTCGAAGTCGGCAGGGGTCAAGGGCTTCCCGTACCGCATCTTATTGTCGAGGTGCTCGTCCCGCGGGAGTTCGCGGGCGGCGTAGCGGATTTCAGCGTCGGTATAGTCCTGCGCGAGCAGGTACTGCGCCAGCACCTGAACCCGCTCCGCGTCCGCGTCGGGCTCGACGAGGCTTATGACCGTCCCCACGGCGTTCTGAACGGTCTCCGCTTTCGCCGGGGCCTCCCACGCCTCGTCATTCGTGAACGCCGGCACCTCGCCCGGCAGCTTCGAAGATGGATTGCGCTTTTGCGGCGAAGTCGTCTTGCTCTTCTTCGTCATGAGTCTCATTGATCATTTGGATTTGCTGTTCGAGTCGCGTCTTGACGAGGGCCGCGGACGGGGACCAGCCCTTGTCGATGATCGTCTGGCAGACGGCCCGCAGGCAGTCCCATCCCTCCGGGGCATTGTCTTCGCACTTTTGCTCGATCTGATCCTTGATCGAGAGCCCGCGGATCGGCGTCCCAAACGCCTCAGCGGTAATAGCGTCGACGTCGTCCTGCTCGACGGTAAACGGGTCCGGGGTCTCCTCGTGCGCGGGCGGGGGCGCGTCCGCGGGTGCTGCGGTAGTAGTCTTTTTTCTTTCTGATTGTTTATCAGTACCTGATTGTAACTCCGTATTATTAGATCCCCGGTCTGAGCCGGGGTGGACGCCGTCCGGGGTGGATTCTCTCCACCCTGGATGAAATCGGGGGTGGTCAGCAACGGTCACTTTCCAGTCGTACGTACCGTCGTTAGTTCGAAATTTCTCCCGGTCTAAATACCCATGTTCTTCGAGTTCCTTAAACACCCCCTTAATTTTGTATTTCTCGCATGGCCCGTTCTCCACAATGTCGTACATCCGGGGCGTCCAGTCCTCCGGCTTACTGAACAGGTAGGCGAGGACGCCCCGCGCTTCCCATGAGAGGTTCGTGTCGAGGTACGGTTCGTCCCGGGCGACGTGATACTCTCCGGCTCGTGTTTGCTTCTGAATAATCATCGGTAGGTAGGTAAAGACGAATACCCCGGCAGGGGGTCGAGACGGGACGGATCGGCCACAGGGGAAGCCAGCCGCCTCGACGCCCTACCGGGGTATCGGTAGAGTCAAAATGTGTCCCTGTGATTTGCCACCCGTCATGGCATCTCTTCCGGTCCCCTTTCCCGGGGGCTCTGACCGCCGTGACAACAGGCAGAAGCACGGGGCGTAGCCCCCGGGGACAAGGACCGGACGGGAGTAAAGGCCGTCACGCGGAGAGGTTCCCCGCGTTAACTAACTCTTTTTGCAATCTAGGGGTATTCCTATACAGCAAACTCAGGTTTTTTTAAGTCGCTATCTTTCGACCAGGGAGTACCCTTTAGGTCGAGATCCCGTTTCTTCTTTCCGGCCTGAATGACCTTCAGGCTAGCCTCGTCTCCGTCTCGATAAAAGTGATTCCATGCACGCTCAATTCCCCTTGCCATTTTCGCCTTCGTGATTTGCCTAGCTTCAGTTGCCGATCCGCCTGCTAAGTTATAGCGGAGAAGGAAGTCTTGCAGTGTCCTGCGTGGGTCGTCATGCCTGATTCGATCACACCACGCAACCTGATACCAAAAGTCGGATGCAATCTTCGGGCAGTATCGAAACGTCACGAGCCCTACGGCTAAAACGGGGGACCGCTTGAAAGCGTCCGTAAGGTCATGTGAGACATCGGCAACAGTTCGGAAGTAATCTTCTCCGTACTGCGCCCAGGTCCGGACATCTACAACATGCTCGCCCATTCGTAGTCCGGGGCCATCACGGTAGTTAAAGTCGCCGCGAATAAGGTTTACGGCTGACGATATTGTTCCTAGTTTCGTCTGGGAAAGGTCAAAGTCCTCGTTCAGCCCGAAGGCCTGAATATTGTCTTTCGCAGAACGCTTACGCTGACGATCAAAGAAAGAAAATAATTCAGCCGCGTCTTCGCGGGTTTCTCGATCGTACGTTCTAAGGTCCATCTTCACGGGCTCATCTGCTTCAACGATTGCCCGAAGGGTATGCTGCCCGTTGATATTGTAGACTGCCCTCTCTTCGCTAGCGATCACGAAGGCAATCGGCTGCACCCCGGAGATCCATTTTCCCTCCAGGATACGATCCTTGATGTCTAAGACGTGAGTCCGCCGTACACGGCGTTGCACCTTGAAGTTCGCGTACTCTAAATAGTCACTCGCTATTTGCGGCGTAACGACGGTAGTAGTAGTTTGCCCGGGCTCCGGGAGAGAGTCGAGCAAAAAGCGGTATGGTAAACGGGTTTGAGCTTTCATAGTACGAAGAGTGGTTGGTTGTGATAACGATACCCCGCGTTGGTGTGCTGCCGTGCCATCAGCGCGGGGTTTTCTTTAGCACGGGCTGGTTAGCCGTGTGTTTGTAGAGCTTAAAGGCGGGACTACCGAATCTCAGGGTTAAACTGATCGACGTGCTCGTACACCTTTAGCGTCGCCTCGACATCAGCTTCGCAGTGCTCCTGCACGAGGTCCGTTCGCCCCTCTGAGACGGCCCAGGGCACGTCCTCGCCCATGATCTGACTGTCGTAGACGATCCCGAACAGATCGGCCACGTCCGCGAGGCCGTTCCACTCGTCTCGCCAGAGGCACGCGACGTCGCAGTGCGGCGAGTACGAGTACGGGTACTCGTCGATTAGATCCTCATTCGTAATCGGGACCTCGTTGCGGAGGGAGCGGGTCCGGACGACGCGGGCGTCAAAGTTCTTGCCGTTGTACGTGACCCAGGTCATCGACGCCCGGCCCGGGACGCTCCGCGAGACGGTACGCCAGAGCCACTGTAGGATGTGCTGCTCCTCGACGGGCTTACTCGCCGTCTTACTCGCCTGCTGAATCTCGCCGTTCGGCCCGCGCCACGCCATACTCGCGCAGCAGATCCAGCAGAGGAAACTATGAAAGCACATTGCCTGTCGAACGTGCTCCGTGACGCCTGCCTCCGGGTTGCGCCGTACCTGCTCATCGTACTCCTTCTGTAGGCGGCGGCGCTGCCGCTGCGTCAGTACGGACAGGGGCATGGGGGCGGTCTCGATGTCCCAGGCGATTGCGTCAGGGGTATAGTCGCTACTCATGAGTGTTAGGGGTCGTTGTTAGGGTGCGTGAAGAGTGGAGTAGGGGCTACGTCCGGGCCTCCGCTCGCTCGCGCTCGTAGGCTCGAAGTAGGCGCTCGACCTGCGCATCGCGGTCCGGGACGGTGACGCCGTCCTCCGTAACCGCGACCGTTACCTCGTCCGTGTGCGCAAAGTGCTCGTCGGTAACGACGATAGGGAGCGTGACCTCGGCCTCTAGGGTAATACCGGGCCTCGTGAGGGCGTCGTTCACTCGCCCGAGAGCCCGGGTCATGACCTCTAGCTGATGGTTGATGCGTGTCCTCGTAGGCTGAAACGCGGGTTGAGTCATGGTTATACGGGAAGATCGTCAACGGAGTCAATGAGGGTGCCGAGGTAGCGGTACGCATCCTCGACCTGCCGAAACTGGAGGTTGCGAATCTTCTGCACGCCGAACTTCTCGCACATGTTACGGGCAGCTTGCTTGCTGAGGCCGCTCCGCTGAATCGTGTTAGCAATCGTCTCGGCCCGCTCTTCACCGATCGCCTGCTGGCCGTTATCGTCCTTGATCCGAGACTGCGCCTCACGAACGAGCGTCTTATCCTCCGGGGCCGTGTCGAGGCCGTTCGTGTCGCCGTCGCGTGAGCGCTGTTGTGAGCGAGAACGGCCCTGCCCCTTCCCGTCCCCGGAGGGGGAGTCAGAACGGCGATCCTTCGACTGCGTGCGCCCACCTCCGCCGTTGTTGACGCGATTGCCGTCCGGGTCGATCTCATAGACGACCTGCCCCTTGTCGTAAGAGTAGACCTGCACGTTTTGCTTCGAGTCGACGTAGATGCCGAGCGGGTTGTTGTCGGTGACGCCGATGTCGAGGGTATAGCTCTTGCTGCCGTCGTAGGTGCGAAGCCGCATCTTGTCGAACGTGCCGCGCTCCCCTTCCAGATCCTGATCGTAGATGAGGTAGACGGTCGGGTCGTCGGCCCTTGTCGCGGAGAGGAGGCGGTGCTCGGCCTGCCGGATCTCGCGTATAATCTCCTGCACGTGCGCTAGCTCCTTGAGGGTGCCGTCAAACGAGAAGTTAAGGTCGCCGATACGGTAATGACCTTGCGTTGCCATGGTAGAGAGAGGGTCAGGTGAGAGGAAGTGCGTCAGGGGGGCAGTTTCCGCTTCGTGAGGCTGCTACGCCTCGCTAATGATAAGCGGGATGTTCGCGTCGTCGGGCAGCTTATCGCTCATCTGCTGTGCCGTCTCCTCGTGGGAGCCGTCGTCGGCCCGGATGACGCACACGTTACTAATCGGGAAGGACGCGAAGACGGCGGGGACGGGCTCCGGCATATCGACGCCGTAGACGGGGCTGTACCCGAATGAGGCGACGGTGCGATGCATACGTTCGCTATCCTTGTCATCCGGGGGCGCGTCCCACCACCATTTCATCGTGCACGCCGCGGTCGGGTATTCGAGGTGCGCCTGTGCCGCCTTCTCGGACGGGGTATCGGCCTGCGCGTACTTCGCGCATCGTTTTTCCGGGGGAACGGGGCCGTCGCCGTACGTGACTGCCGGATCCTCATCGACGCCCTCGAACCGTGCCCGGGCGTGGATGCAGATGATGCGACTGTCCGCGGAGAAGCGGCTGACGTCGAGGTTCGTGCTAATGCGTCGGCTGAGGCCGTAGCGGCGTACCTCCTCGACGAAGTCGGCGGTGTAGGGGTAGTGCGTCGAGCCGATCCAGTCGAAGACGTGTACGGTCCCGTGTCGCTTGACGAGCTCCTGACCGATCTTCGTATCCGGCTCGTACTCGACCGGGGGATCGATCAAGAACTCTTCAACGGGGGCTCCGTCCTCGTCGAGGCCGCACTCGACATATGCCCCGCCTTGCTCACGGTATCCGCATCCTCGTTCAACGCCTGATGTGGTGCCTGTCATGATAGTGTAGGAGTAGTTAATGAGTAGGGTGCGTCGTGAGCGCCGCCCGTAGCGGGGGCGGCGGTGTTAATTCTAGTACTCGTCCGTGACGCCGGTAATCGTGCCGTCCGGAAGAAAGTGCGCCGGGGGCGTCCGGAGAAGCTGCACGACCTCTTCCGGCGTCAGGCCGAGCCGCGTCCCCGTGTCGATAGCGTCGCGCACGACCTGCTCGGGGTCGTCGTAGTCTTTATTCTCCGCACCGAGGACGTACCCGCGAACGGTCCCGGCGACGCGCTGAAAGTGCCGGAATGCCTCCTCGTCCGTCGGAATGTCAATCGCCGTGTCCGGCGCGTCGGGGGTAGGGTGGCCGTCCCCCTTGCCGTCAGTAGGGCTCGCCGTCTCGACCTGCTCTGCGTCGTCGTGCGCCGTCTCACGGGACACCTCCGGCCCGGAGAAGAGGCGGTCGTCCATCGCTTCGACCTCGTCGCGCTTATTCGCCTGCCGGATCTCCTTCACGTCCTTGTGCCGGAGCGTCCCTTCCTCTTCGTAGTGCTTAGCGCACTCGCGCTGTAGCGTCTCAGACAGGTTCGCAACCTTCTCGGCGGTCCCCTCGGCGATGTCGCCCGCCGTGACGCCCGCCCGGATCTCCGTAGGGGCCTCTGCGAGGCGGAGCCGTTTCTTTACCGTTTGCTTTGGGATGCCGATGCGGGCCAGGGACTCGGGCGTGTACCCGTTGTCGATCAGGTCCTTAATCGCCCGCGCCTCCGCAATCGGGTTCGGGTTGCGGACGATGTTCATGACGGCGGTCAAGGCGGACGCCTCCGTATCGAACTCGGGCCCGACGACGTGCGCCGTCAGGCTCTCGGCGTCCTGCGCCCGGAGCGTCGCGATGCGTCGTCGCCCGTCGATGATGCGATAGCTATAGTCGTCCGCCTCGTCGTCCTCGCCTATGAGTTGAAGGAGCGGGAAGCTGACGGTGCCCAGGTTGGCGATAGCGTTGTCGAGAGACGCGGTACTGCCCTGCGTCGGCTCGATGGCGTCGAGGGGGACCTCCTGTACGTCCGTCTCGACGGCGTCGAAGAGTTCGCCTTGCTCGATGTCGTCTACGTCGTGTGTCATGAAACGATCGGGTGCGGTTGTGAGTGCGTATAGCGTCAGTGGGTCGCTGCTGCGCCGGGGTGTAGCCTGTTCGTCCGCTTGCTACGCCCCGGCGTTTCTTCGTGCTACCCCTCCGCGTCGTCCTCCGCGGCCTCGTCCGTGAGGAGGGCCGCATAGAGGGAGGCGTAGATAATCTTGTCGTTGTCGTTGACCTCGACGCGCCCCTCGTCAATCAGGGCCTGAATCTCGTCCGCCGTGCCCGGAAGTACCGTCTGCGCCTCGTCGACCGTAACGGTCCCGTCGCCGTCGACGTAGTAGGCAGGGCCCTCGACGGTCATCCCGGCGACCTCGCGCAAAAAGCGCTTGCGCAGCTTGCTCATCGACTTATCAGGGGCGTTAATCATGTAGTAGACGGCAGGGTTGGAGACGCCCATCGCCTCGCTCACTTGAGACTTCGTCAGGCCCGCCTGCTCGAAGACCTCGGCGCACATCTTCGCGAGGTCGGCTTCGGTGTGTAGGTACTGCATAGAGCGTTAGGAGTCTTGAAGAGCGTGAAGAATATCGAGGAGGGTGTTGACGTCGAGCGCTCGCACTTCGACCTGATACGACCCGGACTCAAGCTGACGCACGTGGCCGTGTCCGTCGTCGAGAACGTCCGTCAGGTAGAGCTTCGGGGAGCCCCCGGAGGTTGAGCCGAACGTCTCGCCGATCTCCTTCTCGACGCGGTCCCGCTCGCGTGCCTTCTGCCGTTCGCGCTCATCGTCCTTTCGCTTCTGATCGACCAGGGCGAGGTGATAGTCGGCGGCGTCCTGAAGGAGACGGCGCTGAATGTCCTTGGCGACGGTAACGGCCCCCTTCGTGAAGGTGAGCCCGATACTTGGCCTGTCAACGTCGTGCGGCTCATGGCCGTGTAGCTCGGGAGAGACGTTGACGCCAACGAGCGCCTTGTCGCTATCCGTGCTGTCCGGGTGCGGCTTTGCAAAGAGGGGGACGTTCCCGCGGAGATCGATAAACGGCGTATAGCTGTCGCTACGACGCTCAGCGGTCCAGTCCTGCCCGGTCCGCTCCCGGAGGGCGTCGGCGATGTCCTTCCACTCCGAAAGCCAGAAGCGGTTGCGATTCGTGCGTTGCTGCTGACGCTCTTGCCTGTTCATAGCGGGGTCAGTGCCTGTTGTGAGAGTAGAATAGGGGCGTAGTTTAACCTTCTCGTTAGGGCCTTGATCCCCCATCGTGTAAAGACGGGGGGAAAAGATTAACCTAGTCGTTATGCCTGCGTCCAACTGCCCATAAAGAACGCGACGGACGACGGGCGGACGAGGGCGGCAAGCTCTTGCAGGTGTTCTTCCTCACAGTCGTCGCAGTACGTATAGGCGTAGACGAGGACGGCGTCGTGCCCGTCCAGCTCGTTCGGGTACATCTCGAACCGCGTCTCGCCGCACGAGACGTTGTACCGCGTGCCGCGATCCGTAACCCAGGCTCGAACGAGGCCGTCGTAGAACTCAATTATCCGCGTCCCGTCGCCGTCCGTTGCCTCCGTCCCTTCCGGGGCATCGCCGCCGTAAAAGTCGTCGACGCACTTCTTCGGGTGCTCCGTCAGAAAGGCGTAGAGGGCCGTCGCCTCGATCATACGTGATCGTAAATCGAGTCCCGGGGGCGGCCCGGGCGCTCCGTCACCGATAGACATACTAGGGGGGGTAGGTGGTTATTCGTAGAGAGAGAATGTGAGGGTGCTACGCGTCGCTCTTAGGCAGTTTCTTAGACGGGGCCTCCTCTTCCCCCTCCTCGAATGATTCGCCGGAGAACGCCGACATCTTTTCAAGGATATCGTAAATCTCCTCATCGGAGAGGTCGCTCCCGCCGCTTTCCGGATTGTCCGGGAAAATATTGTGTCGCTGAATAAAGGCGTCCTGAAGCGTGTCGAGTTCCTCCTTCCATAGCGTACGGTAGTATTCGTACTGCTCGCTAATATCCGCGGCTTCCGTCTCGGTGCACGGGATGCCGCGGCCCTGACGGTCCGTTCGCTCGAACAGGCCGTCGAAGTGCCCGCAGACGGCGTAGATAATTTGCTGTAGGAGTTTGCGCTCGTGCCGCGTCTTGTACGTCCAAAAGTGATCTGTCTTCTCCTCACCGTCGTCGATCACCTCCGCGAGGGTCAGGTCGTATTTGTCGAGCAGGTGATTCAGGCGGTTCTTCGCCGCCTTCGCCTCGCCGTCGCGCCCGTCTTCAGACAAGCGGTACACCTTACGGGCGAGGTTCTTGATCCGGTCAGGGTCGTCAGTAGGCATAGTTTATCTGAGGCTAGTGAGAACAGTCTTAACGGATACGTCGTCTTGTTCGATAAGGCGACGGGTGCGGCGGATCCGGTCCTTGAGGCGTGCCCACTTCCGGTACTCCTCATCGTCGCCGTTCCGCCGCGCTCGTATCATGCCCGCCTCCGCCTTACGACGTAGCTGTATCAGTTTTTCGGTTGGGGAGTGGCCCCGGTCAGGTGGGTTCGTGTCGTGTTCATTCATCGTCGTCGATGCAGTGGTTGATGAGGTAGCGGTCGAGCCGCGTCGTCGCGTCCGCGAGGGTCGTACTCGGGTGCACGTGCAGGTAGCGCCCGGGGCAGGCCCGGACAAGGACCTGTCCGGTATTGACCTGGACGGAGACCTCCGGAAAGGTATCCTGAAGGGCTTGCGCGAGTGCGTGAGGCGAGTAGCTGCGGGTCATAGGTTGCGCTGGCAAAACTTGTCCCATGCGAGTGTAGCGCCGTAGTGCCCGACGAGGCCGCCCCCCTCGACGCAGTGCTGAAAGCTATCCTCGTCGCCCCATAGCTCCATCGGCGGGTAGTTCTTGACGTAGGTTGAGAGGTCCTTCACGATGCCGAGGCTCGTGGGGTCAGCCCGCCCGATGGCCTCAATGAACGAGTCCTTCAGGATGCCCGTCAGGAAGTCGCCCGGGGGCCTACCGAGCATGAAGTAGATCCGGAGCCCGGCGAGAAGCTGGTCATTCGCCTGCACGATATTGCCGTGCGCCTGCTTCGGACGCCCCTGGTACCGGGGGATCGGGTGCTGATAGATAACTGCGATAATCTGATCCCTCGTCTCCGGGGCGTACGTCTCCGGGTCCTCGTGGGTAACGTCAGTAGTCATAGTGACGGGTATCGTTATGAGAAGAAAGCTCCGCGGGGAGGCCGCAATTGACGCTCCCCGCGGGGCTCTCGCCCCGAATGCCTACGCGCAGTGCTCCTGGCAGAATGACTCGTAGTCGAAGTCCTCGGCGTCTTCCTCTACGAGTTCACTGACCTGCGGCCCCTCGAACCGGGCTTTCTCACCGTCCGAATAGAACCCGACTATGAGAGCCGTACCGCGGGTAACTGCGGACGCGCCGAAGCCACCGAGCACCTTAACGACCCGCTCCTCGGGGGCCGAGTACTGATCTTTCATGGCGTCCTCGTCGAGGAGGATGACTGAACCGTCGAGATCCTTATTGAGTGCGTTTGCCATTGGCCTGTTGATTAGTTGTGAGGAGAGAACTCCGCGAGAGACCGGAAGTAGGAGACGGGTCCCTCGCGGGGCTCTCGCCCCGACGGCGGTTAGAGCCGCGGCTTCCCGTGAACGTTGACCTCGAAGATGTCGCGGAGGTCCTTCAAGACCTTTACGGCCTTCAGGCGGCCTTCCCGCTTGGCGCGGGACGACTCTTCGGCGAGCTTGCGGAGGTGCTCGTCAAGGCGGTCGCTAATCGTCTGGTATAGCTGATTTGCCTGCTTGCGGGCGGTGAGGCTCGCCGTCTCCTCCTCGTCGCTGTCAAGGGCGGCGATGACGTCTAGGCACCCCTCATGGATCGAGGCGAGGACGCGGTTACGCGTCGCCTCGCGCATAAGGTCCGTTCCCGCACGCCCGGAGAGGGCCTCGGAGAACGATACGTGCTCCTCGCGCTCCTCGAATTGCTGACGCTCCATCGTGCGCGGCTCCGTCATCTCGTAGGTAAGCTGAATGAACTGCTTGCCGAAAACCTCCGGCTTCTCGTGGGCGTCGGCGCTGAGTTGAGTAAAGTGCATATCGTACCTGTTGTCGATTGTGAGGGGTGAGTGTGATAGGTGCGGACTAGTCGTAGAAGCAGAGGACGCTCCGGTTGTACGGCTCCGCGTGCCGGGCCGCGTCCTTGTCGAGACCGTACTCGTAGAGGTCGATATAGCCGAAGTCCGTTCGTAGCTCAAACGCACCAAGCTCGATAGACCCGTGCTCCCAAATAACCTTCGGCACGTCGCCGTAGCGGTCAGAGAGATCGTCGACCCTGTAGAGGGTAATCGACTCCTGCATCGTCTGTGCGTCCGCGTCGTTGACGGCAAACGCTTCTGCGACGTTGCGAAGGACCTTCGCGTAGTGCTGTGCGGCTTGATACGAGTTCATGAGTCTAGTGCTGCCTGTTGTCAAGAGAAGAGTGAAGCCCCCGTCCTGGAGACCGTCTACCACCGGGCGTGGGCGTCGAGGACGCGGTGCTTGAGCCCCGCCGGAGCAACGATGGACAGGGCGACGTTCTCGACGCACGCCGTCTCGTAGTTGAGGACGTTGACGAAGACGTCGCCGTCGGCGGTCACGGTAAACTGCTCGATCTGATAGCCCTGCGGGTACATCTCGCTAAGCGTATTGCTATTGATCTCGTCCTCAAAGTCGAGCTCCTCTTCGTAGCTGAGGTTAGCGACTTCGCCAATGTACCCACCGTTCGGATGACGCTCTGCGGTCGTGGTCATAAGCCTGTTGCTGCCTGTTGTGAAAAGTCAAGTGCGCGCCCCTCGCCCTCCCCTCGTAATGCGATAGCTTTAACCAGCTCGTTAACCCCTTGATCCGTGACATTGTTAAGGCCGGGTTAATTGTCTAACGAGGTAGTTAATCCTATGCCGACGAGGTATCAGTTGACGGGACGGGCGCACTCGTCGTCCCAGGCCGTGAGCGTCGCGTGCGATAGGGCGACGACGCCGTCGGGAAGCACGGCCTCGTACCGGGTCCGGGCGAAAGAGCCGGGCTGACTGAGCCCGACGACGCGCCGGATGGCGACGGGCCGCCCGTTCCGGTTCAGTCGCAGCCGTGCGTTAGCGTCGACGTACGCGGCGGCGTTGCGGGCCTCTTGTGAAGTGTCGATCTTGCGGTGAACAGGGGCGTCCGGTGTCGAGTATAGCATGATCGTTAGGGTGCGTCCAAGCGTCAGCCCCGGCTCGCCTGCCTATGGGTGCCGGGGCTGACTCGTATCTACTAAGGGTTGGTCGTCAGGTGATTACTCGCCGTTAAGGCGTCGAGGTTCTTCCGGGCCCAGTCGCGGAGCCGTTTGACGTTACGCTCCGCCTCGCCCCGGTCAGAGTATATCCCCGTCGGGACGGGGACGCCGTACTCTAGAAAAACGTCGTATGAGACTCGCATCGGGAGGCCGTTATTGCCGAACGTTCCGGAGACGGTCACTAGGGTATCCGGGCCGAGGCGGGTCTGCCCCATCATCCAGTTGCCGCGCTGGCTTAGGGCGACCTCCCGGACGCAGGCGCGGACCGTCTCGGCGTTGACGCCGTCGAGGCGCATTCGCTTCGGCTCTAGGAGTAGAAGAAATGCGCCTCGCGTATGGTGCCGCCTACCGTCGTCATCGACGTAGCAGTGACTGTCGTCGTTATCGAGGTACATGATGCGCTCATTCATGCGTGAGGGGAGAACGCTCCGAGGGGGCCGCCGTCCCCCTCGGGGCTTCCGGCCCCCGCTTGAGCGAGCGTAAGCGACTTACTCCGGGTATACCTCCGCGACCTCCTCGGAGGAGACTTCGCGCCAGTCTGCCGGGTCCGTGTGCAACTCGCCCTCCCACTTCGTAATAGCGTAGGTGCCGTAGAGGCCGGGGCGAGGGTTGTCGGCGATGTCGTCGACGTACGCCCGGGCGGCGTCCTCGGTTAGGCGCTCGGCGACCGTCATGCCGTTGTGTTCGATGGTGTAGGTGCGGTGCGTGCTCATAAGGTATCGTGCCTGTTGTGAGAAGAGTGATAGGGTAGGGGTTGCGCTACTCATACTGCTCGACGAGCTCGACGTACTGACGCGCCGCCGCGGCGTTACTACTATGCTTTGAGCGGTGTAACGTCTTGTTGCCGCGTCGAATCGTGACGACCGTCTTCGCGCCGACGTGCCCCGGGTAATTCGCGGTGATGCGAGTCGTCTCGTCGAGCTCGGTAAAGACGAACGCGTTGCGGTCGAGCTTGTCCTTAACGTCAGACTGTTGCATAGGTCTATCTTGCTATCGTGAGAAGAAACTGAGGCCCCACCCGGAGGGTGTTAGTGCCGGGTCGTCGTGACGCCGTCGAGGCGTATATCGGAGACGGGGACGCGGAAGCGGTCGCCGTTGCCGTCCGTGACGAGAATACGGTCCGCGTCGTCGTCGAAAATGACCGCCGCGATCGTAAAGAAGCGGGTGCCGCCGCGAGCCTCTACGGCGTCGGAGACGCTCGGGAGGTGAACCGTCTGCACGACCCAGTCGGCCCAGTACCCGGGCGTCGTGACGGTATCGTCGTAAAGAACGTACGGCGTGTGCGTGCCGTCCTGGTGAACCGCCGCGTCGAGGTCGTCGAGCGGATCAACCGGGTGAATCACCTTCTTGCGCGTGCGCTGACCTGCGGTACTCATAAGACTGTTGATGCCTGTTGTGAAGAGAAAAGCGGCCCGCCCCGTCGTCCCCTCGTAATGCGGTAGCTTTAACCAGCTCGTTAACCCCTTGATCCGTGACTTTGTTAAGGGGAAATTAATTGTCTAACTAGTTAGTTATGCGTCGAAAGGGATTGCCTGAACGCCCGGAAACGTTAAGCCTCTATCTTGCGCAGTTCGCGGAGAAGCTCGGTTGCGCCCTTCCGGAAGTAGCACAAGCCATCGCGCTCGGCCTTCGACATGTCCTGCTCTATCAGCCGCTCCTCAACGTTATCGCGGCGGGTCGAAATATACTCGCGCAGGCTTTCGACGCCCTCGCTGATCGACTCGTCACTCAGCCAGTGGTTAATGATCATCTCGACGCGGTCCCGGATCGGCTGCATCAGTTCGTTTCGCTTCGCCTCCGCCGTTACGCGGTCAGCGCGGCAGCGGATTGCCGCCGCGAGGCCATAGTTCTCTCGGTAGCTGTCGAATGCGCGCTCGGCCTCCGTCCACTCGTCGGAAAACGTGAGGAGGCTATTAAGTTCGCTCGGAAGTAATGCGTATTCTTCGGCAGAGTAGTTCATCGTTCTGTACGTGCCTGTTGTGAGAAGAAGACTGCGCCCGCCCCGGAAGCGACTAGATGAACGTTGAGACGACAGCAGCGGCGGTGTCGTCCGTTACCGTCCGAACGGTCGCGCCGTCTTCGTGTCTGACCTCGCCGAGGAGTCTTGTCTCGCGAATGATCTCGACGTGAAAGTTGTCACCTACGTCCATGACCGAGACCGTCGTCTGTCCCGTATCGGTCGTGACGGTAAACGAGGCCTCGTCCCCGCTCCGGTCAACGTCGGCGTCGTCGTGGACGCTCAAGAGCTGTGAAACCTGATAGGCGAATTGCTCTGCGGTGCGGTGTCCAGTATCAGCCATTGTCCTGTCGATGCCTGTTGTGAGAAGATAAGAGTAGTGCCCGCCCCGCCCTCGTAACGTATTGACTTTAACCAGCTCGTTAACCCCTTGATTCCTGCTTTATTAAAGACGTTGTTAATTGTCTAACGAATTCGTTAACGAAAAACCTGCGGCGGGGGCCGTCGTAAGAGCGAAGGCGTAGCCCACCTGTCGCCGTGTGCGTCGCTTACGCTCGTTCTACGCGAAAAGCATCCCGCAGCGGGGCCTTCCCCCTCTACTGAAGAGAACAGCGCAGCGGCGGGCGCGTCCGCCCGTCACCGCCCGTACGCGGGCCTCACTACTTCTCCCTGACCTTCGCTCCTTCATGGCCGACCTTGCTGATGATATCGACGCGCCGCGCTACGAGGTCGAGATGGTGCCGCCAAGTCAACTGTCGCCGCACCCGGATAACTATCGCGGTCACCCGGAGGCACAGATTACGCAGATCCGGCAGTCGCTACGCGACTTCGGGATTTACAAGAATATCGTCGTCGCTCGCGACTATACGATCTTAGCGGGGCACGGCGTCGTCCGCGCCGCCGAGCTGGAGGGGTACGCCGAGGTGCCCGTCTACCGGCTTGACGTGGCCCCGGACGCCGCCCTCGCCCACAAGCTGATCGCTGCGGACAACGAGCTACCCCGCCTGTCTGACGATGACGACAAGGCCCTTGCGGCGCTCCTCAAGTCCGTGATGGACGCTGATGACCTTGGCCTACCCGGGACGGGATTCGAGGACGAAGATTACGCCGCCCTCCTTGACAACGTCGGGGAGCCCCCGGACCTTGACGGGGACGACGGCCCGGACGACCGCTATACGGAAAAGATCGAGACGCCGACCTATGAGCCCTCCGGCGAGACGCCTCCGGTCGAGGACCTGTTCGACGCGGAGAAGACAAATGAACTGCTTGCGGCGATTAATGACGCTAACCTGCCCGACGACATCGAGCAGTTCCTCCGCCTTGCCGCGTACCGTCATACGCGGTTCAACTTCGAGCGGATCGCTGACTTCTACGCCGATACGACGCCGGAGGTGCAGGCGCTGATGGAGGCGTCCGCCCTCGTCATCATCGACTTTGACGACGCCGTCGAGGAGGGCTTCGTGCAACTCTCTAGGCAGGTTCGTGAACTGCTCAGTAATCACCCGCAGTTTGATGACTCGTGATTTCTGCGTCTTCGTCCTGAGCCACGAACGCCCGGACCGCGTCCTGACCGTCCCCGCCCTCCGCGAGGCCGGGTATACTGGCCCCGTCGAGATTGTCGTTGACTCTGACGACTCACGCCTACCCGAGTACCGGAGTCGCTTCGGCGATGACCTAACGGTGTTTGACAAGGACGCGGTCGAGGACGACGTTGACCTCGGTGATAGTGAGCCGGGGCGGCAGACGCCGCTCTACGCCCGCGAGAAGTGCTGGCAGATGGCTGACGCCCGTGACCTCGACTACGTTCTCGTGCTTGACGATGACTACGACTGGTTCCGGCACCGCATCGGCCCCCGCGGCGAGTACCTTGACGCCCCGCCGTGGATCAATGACATGGATAGTATCCTCGACGCGATGATGTCGTACATGGACCGGGCGGAGCAGGTCGACTGCCTCGCCTTCAGCCAGGGCGGGGACTACATCGGGGGCGGCGCGTCGACGCACGCCGCCGTCACGTCGCACCGTAAGGTGATGAACGCCTTCCTGCTCGACCCCGAGCGTAAGTTCGAGTATATAGGCCGCCTCAATGACGACGTTAGTACGTACGTCCGTCACGGGCACCTCGGGCGCATCCTCCTCACGTACATGCCCCTGTGTCTGAACCAGGAGAGTACGCAGCAGGAGGCGGGCGGTCTGACGGAGGCGTACCTCGATTTCGGGACGTACGCGAAGAGCTTTTACACGGTGATGTACGCCCCGTCGTGCACGACCGTTAACGCGATGGGAGAGACGCACTACCGCCTGCATCACCGTATCTCATGGAACAACGCCGTTCCCCGTATCATTTCCGAGGAGCACAAGAAGTGACCCGTTGACGCGTCGTTATGGCCGGAGCCCCGCGTGTAAGTGAGAACGAGCTACAACGCATGCAAGACGGCGGCTCGACGGAGAGTGAGCACGACGTTCAATCCCACCTGTTTGCCTGGGCTGAGCGGCAGTCGTGCTCGCGGCCCGCGCTCGACATGCTCTTCGCGATCCCGAACGGCCAGTACCGCCCGGGGCAGCGCCCGGAGCCGGGCATTCAATCCGGCGTCCCCGACGTCTGCCTCCCCGTGCCCCGTCCCCCGTATCACGCCCTGTACCTCGAACTGAAGACGGAGGGCGGTCGCCTCCGCGACGAGCAGGCGACGTGGCTGCAAGAGCTACGCGGCTACGGCTACGCGGGGCGCGTCGGCTATGGCTTCGAGGACGCGAAGGAGATAATCCTGCTCTACCTTACGGACGACCTTCCTGAGCCCCCTCCTCTCACCTGACTGCACCCTACCTCTACGATGGACTTTTCCGACCACACGTTTTCAAAAATTAAGTTTCAAAACGGCCCGGACGAGACGCCGAAGCTGACGCTCGTCTACACGGCTGTTGCCCCGGACGATACCCTCAAGGACGCGAAGGATGCGTTCCCGGGGGCCGTCCCGCATCAAGGATTCCTCGACGAGTGGTACGGCATAATGACGTACTGGAAGCGGCACATCGAGTGGGTCCTTGGCACCGTTGATTGGGACCTACGGAACGCCTACCCCACTACGATTAAGCTGACCCGCGAGGCGGGCGAGATCGTGACCGCCCGCTATTGGGTCACCGCCCGGACGGAGAACCAGGAGGCGGTGACGATCAGTACGCCCGAGGTCCCGGTCGCCCCCGAAGAGAAGCGGCACCTGAACGCCGTCTGCGCCGCCGCGGGCAAGTTCTTGGCCGGAGCCCGCGGTGAGCCGGATCTGTTCGACGATGGTGATAACGGCGCACTCCCGGATCACCGCACCAACTGACCGGATGGAGTCAACCGACCTGCGTGACGACAACTTGCTCCGCTCCGTTAGTGTCGTGGACGGGCCGATTGCCGAGGCCGTATCGGGGCAGTCCGTTAACGGCTTTCTTGGCGATAACGTCATCGTCGTGTCGTTTGTCGGGTCGTCCGGCTTCGACGTGCAAATCCACCTTCGACGCGGGATGAGCCGCGAGGACGTAGCGACGGCCTTTGAGCTTGCGGCGCAGTCAATCCGGGAGTAGTGCGCCAAATGTGAATTGTCCGGGGCGAGGCAACGGCGCGTCCTGCTCCTCGTACCGGGCGGTAAAGGCAGACATTACGTGCCAGGGGAAACCCCGTATACCCCGTCTGCCGACGTCTCACTATACCCACCTGCCGTGTATTATGACCGTGAGCGTATCGACACGCTACAAGATCACCTACGCCCGATTCGCGGGGCCGGGGGAGCCCTTCCGGTCTCGAAACAGGTCGGCTGCCGCCTTGCTGATGCCATGAACCGCTCCGTAGCGGCCTGGATCATGGGCGTCGGTGAGCCTACGATTGATCGTTGGCGCGAATTAACCGGTCCACGCGATGACGCAAGCTGAGCTTTGCTACGCCGCGGCGTACGTCGACATGAAAGCCCGCGAGTTTGTCGATAAGACCCCGAATTATGCCGTCTGGGGCCTCTCACCCGAGCGGGCCGCGGAGGTACGCGCTGCCGCTGATAACGGCACGATTGACTTTTCTCCGCTTCCGGCCCACCTTCGTCCTGATGCCCACACAGTCGAGTGATCCCGCTGATGGTAGCTGGGTCGCACGGAACGGTTACAAGTGTTCTACCTACATTATCGCCGTCGTCGCCGTCGTGACGGGGGATCAGCACGCCCTCCTTGCGTGGGGCGTCTTGATGCTCGCCGACCTCTTGGATCAGTCCTCGCCGCCGACCCCGGATGAGTGACTTCGTATTGCATGACGAGGGCGAGCCTCGCGGCGAGCCGTACGACGAGCCCCGCGAGGATGACCTTCGCCTCGACCCGCAGGCCGGGTGCTGGCGTAAGGAGACTGGCGAGCGCGTCTGTGCGGCCCACACGACGAAGGGCGGTGAGCACTGCCGCTGTCGAAAAACGAAAACGATGGGGAACGGGCGGTGCCGCCATCACGGCGGCAAGACGCCGACCGGGAAGGACGCCGGGTCGTACAAGCACGGGCGGTACTCGAAGGCGCTACCGGATCGCCTCGCGGAGCGCTACGAGGAGGTGCGGGCGGACGAGGACCTGACGACGCTGCGTGAAGAGATCGCCCTGATCGACTCGCGTATCTTCGAAGTACTAGAGGCCCTCGACGCGAAGGACTCCGCCCGCCTCTGGGGCGACATTGAGACGGAGTTTACGAAGATGCGAACGGCCTGGGCCGCCGAGGACATGGACGAGGCGGGGGCACGACTCCGTCAGCTGTCAAAGCTAATTGAGGAGGGGGCGACGCAGCGGTCGAAGTGGGAAGAGGTCGTCGGCCTCGTCGACCGGAAGCGAAAGCTCGTCGAGAGCAAGCGACGCCGCGAGAAGGCGCTACAGGCGTACGTCCCTCTCGAACGGTTTCAAATCCTCCTCTCGGCTATCGATGACATTATTCGCCGGAACGTCGATGACGACACCGTAATGCGTGACATCGCCCGCGAGATCAAGCAAACCGTCAACCTGGGTTGACGACCTCGTCGACAAGACGCGGAAGACGCCCCGCGCCGAGGATCAGGTCATTAACGGGTTCGTCCGTCAGTACCTGCCGGAGGAACGGGACGGCACGACGCCGCCCCGCGACCTCCGCGAGTGGCTGCAGACGATCTTCCCGCAGGCGTTTGACACGCCGTTCGCGCCCCACCAGGAGTCCCTGATCGAGTGGGCCGCACAGATCCGTCCGGAGACGCACCCGCGCCCCTACATCGGCATTTGGCCGCGGGGTGGGGGGAAGAGTACGCTCGTCGAGTCGCTCTGCATCGCGCTCGGGGCGCCACGCCCCGTTCAGAGCGACTCCGGTGACGAGGAGGGGGTCACCCTCCGGGCTGCCCGTGACTACTGCCTCTACGTTAGTGAGACGCAGGGGCAGGCGGACGATCACGTGCAAGAGATTGCGAACCGTCTCGAAAGTGAGGCTATTGTCAACGCCTACCCGCAGTTTGCGCGGCCCCGGACGCGCCGTTACGGCGATACGAAGTCGTGGTCACGTACGCGCCTGATCACCGGGACCGGGTTCATCGTCGATGCCCTCGGCCTGAACGCGGCGGGCCGGGGTGTTAAGGTCGAGGACGAGCGGCCCGACCTGATGATCTTTGACGAGATCGACGCGAAGTTCGACTCCCGCGCTATCACGCGCAAGAAGGAGTCCCTGATCAAGGATAAGATTATCCCGATGTTCGGGGAGAACGCCGCTATCGTTGGTGTGCAGAACAAGGTGACGGCGGACGGCGTCTTCGCGAAGCTTGCCGATGACCGCGCCGACTTCTTAATGCGGCGGAAGGTGGTCGGCCCGATCCCCGCGATTCGCGACCTTGAAACGGAGAAGCAGTACGACGAGGAGGCGGAGCGCTACCGGGACGTGATCGTCGACGGGACGCCGACGTGGGCGGGGCAGGATCTTGAGGCGTGTCAGCGCCGGATCGATGAGTCCGGCCTGTCGTCGTTTCTCCGCGAGGGACAGCATGAGGTACGTGACGTCGAGGGGGCGCTCTGGACGGTTGATCAGCTCGACGCCGTTCGCGTTAGCAACTACCCGTCGATCCGCCGCCTCGTTATCGGCGTTGACCCGTCCGGAGGGGACGCTGAGACGGGGATCGTTGTCGTCGGCCTCTGCGTTGACGGTAACGTGTACGTGCTCGAAGACCTGTCGATGCCCGGTGATAAGCCGAATGAGTGGGGCTGTGAGGTGGCGGACGCCTACTTCCGGTGGCAGGCGGACGCCGTCATTGCGGAAAAGAACCAGGGCGGCGAGATGGTGCGCTCAACCATTGTGTCGTCGCACGAGTATGGGGCCGACGTCCCGGTCTACCTCGTGCAGGCGAAGCGGGGCAAGCAGGTCCGCGCCGATGCCGCCGCCGGGGCGTACGGGAGCGAGGAGACCGGGTACGATGACACACGAGTGTGTCACGTCGGTACCTTTCCCGACCTGGAGGCACAGATGACGTCCTGGGTTCCGGGCAATGAGAGCCCGGACCGCCTTGATGCGCTGGTGTACGGCGTTAAAAAGCTGATCGTTACTGCTGCCGAGAGTAATCAATCGTCAACCCCACCTACCGTTAGCTATTGACTCATGGCTATCGCCGTCCCGGAGGACTACGAGCAGGTCACGTACGAGCAGGCGCAGCAACTCGTCACCGCGAACGCCCCGGAGGCGTTCGACACAAACCTCGCCTTCTTTGAGGGTGATCATTGGCAAGGGGGAGAGGGGTGGCCGCACGCTATCGACCCGAGCGCGGACGGGTCCGAATACCTGCAATCGCTGATTGAGGAGATGTTCGAGAGTAAGAACGTGATTCGCGAGGTCGTCACCCGCTTCCTCGACGGCCTCTTAGAGAATACGCCGGAAGTGAACTTTGCCGTGCCCCGCCAGGACGATGAGGAGCCGTCGACGGAGATGGAGGCCCGCGTCGAGGCGGTCAATGACGAGCTGAGTCGCTGGATACGGCAGACGGAGTTCCTCGAAGAGGTACGCGAGGCGATCAAGTACGCCACGATGGGGCACCGCGGGTACCTCCGGCCCTACATCCCGCCCGCCCGCCGCGACGAGCAGGGCCGGATCGGCGGCACCTACCGCGACGTTTTCGACGCCCTTGAAGTCGTCGCCGTCAAGCCGACGGACGCCGTTATCTACACGCATCCGCGGACGGCGCGTAAGCTCGCAATTTATCATTACAAGCCGGGGGACGCCGACGAGGTCGAGGACCCGACCCGCGAGGATACCCTTGACCGCGTTGAGCTAGGGTGGGTCGACCCGGAGACGGGCGAGACCGTCCTTCGCATCCTAAAGGAGGGCGAGGACCCAGAGGCGCTCGCCGAGACGCCCGTTACGAACGAGGACAACGAAGACGGGCCATCCGTCCTGGCGACCCGCGAGCTACGGCTCGACCTAAACGGTCACCTGCTGCTGCAGGAGATTGAGCTTGACCAGCAGATTACGGAGCAGGTGCGGTCGTCGCAGAAGTCGCTGAACCTAACGAAGACGATGCAGACGCATAATGAGATTGCGTCCGGCTTTAGCGAGCGGATGATCCTAAACGCGCAGCCCCCTGGCGAATTCGTGCGGCGCGAGGATGGAAGCCGGAAATGGGAGCCGAACGAGCTACCGCGTGGCCCCTTCCGGACGCACTTTATTCAGGGCGCGGAGGTCACGGGCGAGATGGGGCAAGAAGACATGAAAGAGCCGTCCGTCGTCTTTGACGAGGCGGACGACCCTGATATCTATATCCGTGGCAAGGCGTCAAAGCGAAAGGATATCCTCGACGAGGTCAGTCAAACGTTCGTCCTCATGAACGAGCAGTCCGAAACGTCCGGGCGAAGCCGCCTGATCGCTCGGCACGAGTTTACGAAGACGCTCGGGAAGGCGGAGGGCGAGGCAAGCGCGATGATCCGGGCCGCCGTCATGAGCGTCACGATTATGGCCGGGGCGTTCGCGGACGGAGCGCCGGAGGTGCGCGACCTGCGTCTTCCGGTCGAGTTGTATCCGGACTCGGGCCCGCTGACGCCTGCGGAGATGGAGGCCCTCGACACGATGACGGAGTCCGGACTCATGTCGATGCAGACGGCCCTCTCACGGGCGGGCATTCACGACGTTGAGGCTGAGATGCAGCGCATCGAGGACGAAGAGAATAAGCGGATTCAGCGCCTCATCGAGCGGGCGAAGCTGATTAAAGAGCTTGTCGCGGCGGGGGCCGCCCTTCCGGGCGCGGCGATGGTCGCGGGTTTCGACGAGGACGAGGCGCAAGAGTTGCAGACGGGAGCCTCCGGCGACGTAGCGGAGGCCGTCGCCAGTCAGGCCGCGAATGGCAACCCGCGCTGACAGTGCGCTCGTCGTCGATCTTTTCAATCAGTACGGACTATTGATGGCAAGTATACCGGACGAGGCCGAGGCGCGAGCCGCCCTCTCTACGCTCCGGGAGTGCTACCCCAACGATCAGGTTCTTGCCGAGCAGTTAGACGGGGAGTGGACGGGGGGCACGCTCGGGGTTGCGGCGCGACGGCAAGGATGCTACAAAAACGGGATGACTGACGAGATGAAGGCGGCGATCGTCAATCACCACGAAACTCTTTGCCGCCTGCACGTTGAGGGAGAGGAGGCGCTTGTCATGGCGTTGCAGACGGTTGAGCGTATCGAACAGTGTGAGACGATGGCAGAGGTTAAACAGGCCACGAAGCAACTCGATAGAGTGCTGACGAAAAAGCTGAAACAGCTATGACCCGTACCGCGCTGCTTTCGCTCTTAGTCCTTTGCGTTCCCCTCCTCGCGGCGGGGCAAGATATGCCCCCGGATAAGAACTGCACGGACTTTGACACCCGGATGCAGGCGCAAGGCTGGTACCTCGCGATGCAGCAACTGAGCGATCAGAGGGATCCGCATCGTCTCGACGCGGACGGGAACGGCGTCGCCTGCGAGAGTATTGCGAAGATTCAGGCGGATTCGCTGTCCGACCTCTCCGGGGCGTATACCGACCTTCATTCACGGCTACAGCGCGTCGTCTGTCCGGATACGTCGTTTGCGTTGCAGGACTTTATCCATAAGACGCGGCGCGGCTTCCGGGGGGAAGGCTCGCACGTCGAGTGGACGACGATGGCGCAGTGCGTTGACCTACACCTTTCGCTCAGGCAGAATCAATAGCCCTTCCCCGTCATGTTGACGCCGCATGAGGCGCAGAGGACGCCGCTCGTCGTCGTTCTACTCATACTCCTAGTAATCCCCCTCGCGGGGCGTCCCGGTCCGCTACGGGCGCAAAGCGCGGATCAAGAGCCGGATCAGGGCGAGGACCCGAACTGGTTTCAGTCTGTCGAGACGTGGGTCGAGGATCACGGGCGGTTTACCCCGACCCTAAAATTCGAGGTATGGCCGCGAGCGCACCGCAACTACCAGCATCAGTATCAGGTCGACCTACGCGCCGGGCTCCGGGCGCGAGGGTGGGCGGCCCGCGGCTACCTCCGGGGCAACTTCTGGCAGACGGACGCCTCCAAGATCGTCGGGAGCCCCGTGAACGCGGAGAACAACATGAACTGGCACATCTTGTACGGCGGTTCCCTCGTCTACCACCTCGGGGCGGCCCCCGTCTACCTCGGGGCGACGATTCATCGAGACGAGCAGCACGTCGTGTGGCGCTTCAAGACGCAGAACGGGTACCGGAACGGCTACGGTAGCTTCGAAGGCTACAACTCATGGCAGGACCGCGAGACGCGGTGCCGTAACGGGATGGGGTGCGGCTCTATCTCGTACGCTGAGCAGGCCGGGGCCGTCGTCGGCGTGGAGGCTGCCGCCGTCTCGGCGTCCGTCCGGTGGCTCCCATATCGGTACAAGGACCTGACCCGCGTGCCCGTCCCGTGGATCGTGCGAGCGGAGGCACGCGGCTTGCCCCGCATCACGGTTGCGGCGCGGGCGGCGCGTGACCTAGCTGAGCGGTGGCGGTATTCCGTAGCGGTTCGCGCTCGCGTCCTCGGCCCCTTCCGGGTGCAAGTGCGGCGCGCACGGGTGCAGCCCGATCAGAAGCGGTCATTCGCGTTTTGGGGACTCGGCCTACTGTATCAGTAATGCCTACCCTCAACCTGTCTGACGAGGAGATTGCGGCGACCGCGGAGGTCGTGCCGGATCAGGACCTGCCCGCGGCCCGCGATTGGGCGCGTCAGTACTTCCCGGAGCCGTATGCGGCGCTCCTGACGGCCCGTGAGGACCCGAACGACCCTGCCCTACCGGACCAAGAGGCCGATGCCTGAACAGCCGAGTGACCAAGAGCTACGCGATCACGGCCTCGATCCGGACGCGGTCGGTAGCCTCGACTTTCAGGGCGTTGACCCGGAGCAGGCCAGTCAGCTATCGCCGAGCGAGCTACGGGCGATTCGGCTGTCCCATAAGTTGCAACTGATTCAGCGGTTCGAGATTGGGTCGCGGGCCGACGAGTTCGTGTACCGCGTAAGCGACGGTACCTACCGGACTCTGGCTGAGGACATCGTTCCGAGCAAGGTCGTGCGTGGGGCCCTCGACGTAGCCCTTGACAGCGCGGCGGAAGACGTCGCCGATATTACTACGTCCCTCCGCGACGGCGATATCCGGCTACAGCGGTGGCAGCGAGAAATGATGAATCACATTAAGAACGCGAATATGAACGCGGCCTCGCTCGCGAAGGGCGGGTACGGCCAGATGGGGCCGGAGGACTGGGGCCGCGTCGGGGGCCGCGTGCAGCGCGAGTATGAGTACCTTCGCGACTTCGCTGAGCAGATCGACGAGGGCAACGTGCCGCTCGACGGGCGGGCCGTCAACCGGGCGAAGATGTACGTGCAAGGCTCCCGGCAGACATACCACCGGACGGAGCGGCTCGAAATGCAAAAGCGGGGGTATAACCAGGAGAAGAACATTCTGGGTGTCGCGGAGCACTGCCCAGAATGCGTAGCCCTAACGACCCGCGGCGACGAGGGCTGGGTCCCGATTGGGACGCTCCCAGAGATCGGGACGCGCCAGTGCCTCGGCAATTGCAAGTGTCAGATTATCTACCGTAGGACGGCCCCCGGCGAAGCGGTCGACCCGGAGCCGTTCCCCGGTAATCAGGTATAGTAAGGTCCCTCAGGTGAGGGGATCGCCCCGCTCCGGCTTCGAGTGTCCGGGGCGGGGCGTTCTACGTATAGGGGCGGGATAACAACCTCGTTATTCTTACTAATCTCTTTACAAGGGCGAGGATCAAGGGTATAACCAGCTAGTTAAAGACAATACATTACGACGGCGGTGGGGACGCAATACTCTTCTCACAACAGGCATTAGTAACGCTATGTGCACGGTTATAGAGTATTACGAGCTGCATAAGGATAAAGACGTTGACGGCGTCGACGAGGCCCGGAAGCAGTGGGTACAGGAGACGACGGAGCAACTAGAGCAGATGTCGGACCTGCTCACGATTACGTTCGGTCAGAGCGGTACCGGATTTAAGGTGCGGCGGGGCGAGGTTGAACTCGCGGTCAACTGCTACGGTGACGTCTCGGACGTGCATATTCCGAAGAACGTAGACGAGCGCTACACAAGCTCGACTGAGATTACGGATCTTCCGGTGCGGCCCCGGAAGGCGGCGTGGACGCTTCTTGGCATCCTCGCTGCTCGCACGTAGTGCTCCGCGCAGTTCTCTTTTCATTGCACAGCAGGTACGTCATGCAACCGTCTTTCTTCGAGCAGCAGAGTACGGCTACGAGCACGACGTTCCCCGTTTCCGCGCAGGAGTTAACCGTAGGCGACCTTCGGCTTCTCCGTTCGAAGCGGGATTGGGATGACCGCGTTACCGTATATGCGCTGCGCCTAGCGACCCCGTCGTGGGACGTGGTGAAGCGCCTCTCCGGGCGCGTCGACGCCCTCCTCGTCCGCGCAGACGAGCCGAGCGGGCAGTTTATCGCAAGTGAGGCCCGGGACGAGGGGTACGGCTCGACCGCCCTCGTGTGGGTTCCGGAGCACGCCCGCAACTACCTCGTTAGGACGATTCAGCAGTTACAGGATGGGGCGCACTCGCAGTCACACGGAGAGATTTTCCGTCGCCTGACGGCCTTCTAGCTAGAGGTTATGCCGGGGCGCTCTGTTAGGCGGGAACACCTCTCCTCGACAGCGGTGATCGTAACACGACGCCCCTTAGCGGCTCACGCTTACCCACCCCACACAGAATCCCTACGTAAGCATGGCTACGCCTTCCCCAAGCGACTCTGACGGATCGATCTGGACCGGAAGCAGCGTCTTCGACGGCTGGAAAGCTTTCCTCTGGCTCGCCGCCTTCATCGCCCTCATGCTCGGCGTCGTCGTCCCGGGCCTCACAAGGGGCGACTGGTCCGGCTCCCTGCTGTGGGGCGGACTCGCGGGCGTCGTCGTCCTGATCGCCGTCCTTGCGCCGAATCGTCCCTTTAGCTGACCGGGGTTCTAATCGTACCTTCGAGGTATTATAGCACCCCTTCTTACGGAGGGGTGAGGATTGAAAGCTGCTCACGTGGGGTTTTCAGAGAGGGTCGTCGAGGATAGCACCCGTCCTCACGGGCGGGTGAGCATTAAACTCTCACAACACGCACCCTACATCATGCATCACTCGAACGAAGAAAACCTCGCCGGGGACGAACTTCATGAGATAACGGATCCCCCGGAGCCGGAGGATACCGAGCTCGGGCGGACGGGGCGACACCCGGACGGCAAGATGGCCGAGCACGACGAGGGCGGAATCACGTTCGCCGTAGGCCGGAAGGGGGAGAAGGTATTCCTAAACTTCGGGACCCGCGTCAAGTCGCTCGGCATGACGCCGGAGCAGGCGAAGGCGCTTGGCGGCGAACTGCTGAACTACGCCCGGGACGTTGCCTGACGCCCCCCCTACATACTGAGAGACCCGTCGCCCCGTAACGTCAGAGATAGGCGTTTACGGGGCGTTCTATTTGCTACGGGCGTTCCTACTGCCGTCCCTCGGAACGTCGACGAGCGGGTAATTCACAGTTTGTGCGGCCCTGCTCGCCCGCTTCGCTTGAAACTTCGCTCGGCCACCCGTATATATAGCAGCAACTTTCATGATCGGCACCCCAGGGGGGTGTCACGACACATTTGGGAGGCCCAAATGGACAACTCGACGATTTTTGGCGTTCCGCACGTTCTTTCGCACGCTGTTGGCCCCGTCCACGAGCAGGACGGGGACGGCGGTGACGGTAACAGCAACGGCGGCTCGGGTGATCAGGGATCATCCGAGGCGCAAGGCCGGAGCGGCTCCGGCGACGTAGCCCGTCACCTGAACCCCGACCTCCTCATTCAGGAGCACGGGGACGCGCAACGTGCCCTCGGGGCCTTGAGTCAAAAGGCCGAGGACCTGGAGTCGGATAACGCCGACCTTCGTGATCAGCGGCGTGAGCTACGGGAGCAGGTCCCCGGCGATGATGATGTCGTCGTTTCCGCCGACCGCATCGACGAGCTACGCGAAGAGGGGTACCTTGAGACGGAGACGCCGACCGCGGACGACCTGATCAGTGCGCTCGAAGAGGAGCGTAGCCAACGGCGTCAGGTCGAGAATAAGCAAAAGTTCGCCCGTGTCATCGATCTGACCGGAGCTGACCGCGGCGTCCTCGAAGACCTGGGGGCGGATACCCTCGACTACCAGTTGACGGAGGTCGAGGGGGACGACGGCGGCACTAAGGTGCAAGTTGAGGTCGAGACGGACGATGGGACGCAGGAGTTTACGGAGTACATCGAAGATGAGTACCCCAACCTAGCCGACGCAATCCTCTCCGGTGACGGCGGAAGCAGCGGAGGGGATGACGATGATAGCGGCGGCGGTAGCTACGTCCCGGCGACGCCGGGACCCGGTAGTAGCGATGACGGCGGCGGCGAAGTGACGTCCGTCGACGAATACCTAGAAGAAGAAAATGAACGGCGTGGCCGAGCTTAACGGAAGGGTCGTTGAGCGGAGGGTCACGCACTTCTACCCTCCTTGCACAACGACGCCTACGATCCAATGGCTAGCCGAACGACGCATAACATCAGCAAGCCCGGCTTCCTCGTCGAGCAGCAGAACGCTGCCCGGGAGCCCGGTCGTCAGATTGACTGGTCCGCCTTCGGCGCCTCATACGAGAATGAGTACGGGAATAAAGAGTTGAAGGCCGGGACGGTCGTCTCCCTCAACGCTAACGGCAAGATTATCCCGTGGGACAGTGCCGGGGGAGATACGGCGCAGGGTATCCTCGCGACGAGCGCGAATGAGGACTCGAAGCAGGAATCGTTGTCCGGGTACGGCTTCATCGTCGGTGGCGTCGTCTACGAGGACCTGCTCGACCTTGACGGCGGCAGCCTAGCCACGGCCAAAACGGAGTTGAATAACAACTCCGAGTACGGCTTTCACTTCGTCCCCTACAACGACGACCGCTAAGGCGCTGCCCGTAGTTCAGGCGCACCCTAACGCCCCTGAACTGGCCTCCTACGTCGCCCCCCTCTGATTCGAAATGACAGTCTTTACGTTTAACGATGCCCTGGACGAGCTCGACGGGGACTTCGCCTTCGAGATTGCAAATGAGCTTCGCGCTCCGTCCCGGTACGCCTTCAGTGACCTGCTCCCCGTCGTCAACCGGACTACGTACAGCGTCGAGAACGGGAGCCTAACCGTGCGCCCGACGATGGCCGGGATGACCGGGATGGACTCGCCGTACGCCAAGACGGGTCACACTGACATCACCACCTTCTTGGAGCAGACGGCCAAGATCACGAACGAGGTGACGTTCCCCGAGAAGGCGCTTCGCGAGCTACAGCGCGTCGTGCGGACGCTCGACGTGTCAGCGTCGCAGGCGCGGGAGCGCGTCGTCGAGAACGTCTTTAACTTCACGAGTAACGTCCTCGTGCAGTCGCACATCGACACCGCCGAGTACCTTCGGGGGCAGGCCCTGATGTACGGCGAGATCGACTGGACCTTTGGCGAGGTGTCACTAACCGTCGACTACGGGATCCCGTCCGATCACGTCTTCAATACGGCGACGGGGACGGAGGCGTACAACGGCACCGACAGCCTCTGGTGGGATCATCACCTGAAGGCGCAGCGGCGGCTCGGGTACAACTTCGAGGGGCCGTTCATGCACATCGAGACGTTTCACGCGATCGTCGAGAACCCGGAGAACGATATCCAGATCGTTCAGCAGAACGAGAACGTCTTCAACCTGTCTCGCCTGAAGCGCGACGAGCAGGGCAACCGGACGGAGATGCAGTCGAATGATACCCGCGAACGCGCTACGGTGACCGTCTATCAGGAGCAGGGCGAGATCATCGACCCGGCGAATCCGGAGACGACAAAGAAAGTCGACTTCATGGAGCCGGGACGTGTCTTCTGGATCGGTCGCGGCAAGCAGCAAGGGCTTCGCGTCGGGGCCGGGTCACAGACGCCCGCCGACGAGGAGTACGAGCTCGGGTACACCCACCTGGGCCCCACTGTCGAGGGCAACGGCGAGCCCGGGCGCTGGGCCAACGTCTACACGCCGGAGGAACGCCCGTGGCAACTGACGGGGCAGGCGGTGCAAAACATGCTGCCAGTCATCGAGAACCCCGAACGCCTCTGCATCGCGTCGACCGAGATGCCGTAACGTCCTGCGTAGCGCGGCATACGTCGTCGTGGCTCCGGCGTCGCACTACTACGAGGGTAGGGGCCGGGGTCGCGGCGGCGGCGCGCACGCGCCTGCTATATCGCTCACACGTCCCCCTTTTTGCTTATGCCCGATTCCTTCGTCCCCGATCAAACGTATACGTTCGACGGCACCCATTACTGGGAGGGCGAGCCTATGCCCCGTGAGGTGGCGGCGGAGCACGGCCTGCTTAACGACGGTGAGGAGGACAGCGAGAGCGGCGTCGAGGGCGACGGGGACGCCCCGGACGGCACTTACCTGCCCGAAGACTTTCCGCGTCGTCAGCACCTGCTCACGGACGGGTACGAGACGGTCGAGCAGGTCGACGACGCGACGGACGAGGAGCTGAACGCCGTCCACATGGTCGGCGAGTCGTCCGTCGACGACATCCGTACCGCCGTTGACGAGATCCTAAGCGCGTAATGGACCTGTCTGAGTTTTTCGTGCCGGAGGGGGAGTTGCACCCCGACTGGTTCCCGATGGTCGAGGCGGAGGACCTGCTCAAGCAGCAGCTTGACGACGCCCGGGGGGACGCTCGCATTACGGGCCTTACGAGTACGGAGAGTCGTGAGCGGGCGATCGCGGCGTACGTCTACTGGAAGGCGTACAAGCACATTTATCGTCGCAAGGCGAACGACCCGAACCAATGGGCCGCGGACGGGCAGGGCAGTCAGCAGACGAGCAATCGACAGGTGTCACGCTGGAAGGAGATGGCCGACGAGAAGGAGGACGAGTTCATGCGGTACGTCGACGAGGGGCAGAGCGGCGATGACGTGCCCGGCGTCGTCTCCGTCCCCACACCAAGCGGCTACGTGTAATGCCCTCAATCCTTGGAAACGAGCATTACCTTGACAGCCTACGCGGCCTGCAGGCGCGGACGCGGGCCGATAGCGTCGACCTGTACAACGCCGGGGTCGACGACGGGCGGGGCGGGATCGGCGACCCGGCGCTCGTTACGGAAAACGTCGAGGCGGCGGCGAAGCCGATGACGGGCGAGGACGCGATGAACTACCTCGGCGAGCGCCTCGTGACGCGAGACCCGCATCAGTTTTTTCTGCCCCCTGACGTGACGCCCCCGGACGACTGCTACGTTATGTACGACGGGACGCTCTATGACGTCAAGAATCGACTACATAACGACGTGACGCTCCGCCTCATGGGCATTCGTGCGCAAGATCAATCGACCGCCTAGCGGAATGGCCCGTGATCAGTTTGCCCGGTTGACGCTGCCGCGGAGCGAGGTGCGCAAGCTGACGCTCGGCGTCGAGGGGTGGGTCGACGGGACGGTCGAGAAGGCTGAGGCCCTAATTCAGGAGTACGCGGAGAAGATTTGGAAGGAGGCGCGCGAGCGCGTCCCGGTCGACACCGGCAACCTGCGCTCGACCATCGAGGTGCGCCTGACGAAAACGTTCTTACGCGGCATTCGCGCCAAGGTGGGGACGGACCGAACGACGTATGCTATTCACGTTGAGTACGGGACGCAGATGATGGACGCGCAGCCGTACCTTCGCCCCGCCTTCCGCAAGTTCAAAGACGACTTCTTGAGCGACCTCGCCGACGTTCTCGACCGTAACCGCCTATGAGTTCGCGCACTGCTGACTATACCCCGGTCCTAAAGCGGGCGTTGCACGACGCTCTGCATAACGTGACCGTCATGGGGACGGAGGTCCCGCACTACGAGAAAGTCCGGGCAAACGCGACGATGCCGTACCTCGTCAACGGGCGGGTTAGCATGAGCCCACGGCCCTACACGCCGGGAGGCGGCTACGAGGGGAGTCAGCAGTTCGAGGTACAGGTCGATGCGTTCAGCAATTACGACGGTGATAAGGAGGTCGATGCTCTCCGCGATAAGGTCGTGACTATACTGATGAGTGATCTTTTATCGCTCGAATCCGGGTACGTCCTCACAAACCGCTCACTCGACAACAGCTTTACGCTTACGGAGGACGAGGGGGAGATCCGGCACGGCGTCGTCGAAGTCACGCACGCAGTCCAAATTCTTTGACCGATGCGCCTTGTTTTAGCGAAGAGTACGTTCGACCACCCGGAGACGGACGACACGGTGACGCCGGGAAAGCCGCTCTTGATGAAGCCTGCCCTGGCGCAGAGCCTCGTCGAGGTGCAGCTGGCGGAGGCCCCGCGCCCGGGCTTCCATCATCAGGTCGAGGAGGGGCCGATGACGGACGACGGCGACGTAACGGCGCTGTACCATAAGGGGGGCGGCGTCTACCTCGTCCTTGACGATACTGGAGCCGTCCTAAACGACAAAACCTTAAAGGGCGTCGAGACCGCCCGTAAGTTCGCGCACGATTATTCCGCACAGAGCGAGTAACGCCCTATGCCCAACGTAGAGACGGAAGGAGCCCTCGTCGGCCTATACTGCGACGTGAGCGGCACGCAGACGCTCGTCGCCGCGAAGCGCGGCCTCGACGTTGAGGAGTCGAGTGACTCTATCGACATGTCGCACAGCGACAACCGTGTGGCCCCTATCGAGGTCACAAATATCGGGTCGAGTGACGTGACCGTGAAGGGTGACCGTCGCCGCGAGATCAACGCGCACCCGGAGTTCGAGCTGCGCAATACGCCGAATGACGACGGCGTCTACGAGGCGACCGGGACGTCCCTGTCAGGGGGCAATACCGTTATCAGTGTGTCGGCGACTCTCTCCGGCGGGAGTCCCGGCAACGGGCGGGCCTTGATCGTCGCCCCCTACGGCTTTATCGAGCGCGTCCCGGGGCAGCAGGACTGGAACGCCTCCTTCGACGGCGTCCTCCTGCTCGACGACGCGACGGGCAGCTTTGAGGCGAGTCACGACGCCCTTCGCGATGCGAAGCGGAATCAAAATACGATCCTAACGCAGGTCCGGTACCCGAATACGGATGGGTCGAACCCGCGGGACGAGGCGCGGGCGCTCGTATCGAGCATGACGCTGACGGCTCCCTATGACGGGGCCGCGACGATCGCTATTGAGCTGGACGGGGCCGAGCCGCTCGTCTACGCTAACTAGCGGTGCACCGTTCTTAGTCGTACTCATCAGACGTAACGATTATCATGGCAAATCAAGAGGTAAAGGGAGCGAACGTAGGGCTCTACGTCGACGTCAGCGGGACGCAGACCCTCGTCGCGGCCAAGCAGGGGCTCGACTTCGAGGAGTCGATGGATACGATCGACGTCGGGCACTCGGACAACTTCGGGTGGATGGAGCGCATCGCGGGACAGCAGGAGTTTTCCGTGTCGTGGGACGGCATCATGCTCCTCGACGACGGTACCGGGAGCTTTGCGGCGTCACATCAACGTCTCCGGCAGGCGAAGCGACAGGGTGAGATCATAACCCTGGAGATCCGGTATCCGTTCGGCGGCCCTACGGATCAGGGGCAGGGCCTAGTGACGACCGTCACCCTGACGGCCCCCTACGATGGGGCGGCGACGATTGCCGCGGATATTGAGAGCGTCGGCGCGGTGCAATTCGCGTAATTGTCCGTCGTACACGCGGAAAGATTTCGGGCGGACGGGGATACCACCGTACGAGTTCGCTCTTAACGATCCTGCACAACGCCCCTTACCCTTTATGACCCCTGATAGCGACGCGCCCCGGAAGGTCGTCCCGATCACGCTTACGTATCCCACCTTTACTGACGACGGTTATGAGGAGGTCGAGGAGACCCGTCACCTGTACTACAGTATGGGGGCGGTAACGAAGATGCTCGACAAGCTCGGCGTCTCGAATCAGGAGGCGAAGGCGCGAGCCGTACAGGCTGACGATAGCGATGAGGCGGAAGAGGAGCTCGGCAACCTGCTGACCGACGCCGAGATTGAGGTGTCGCAGCAGCGCGGTATGCTCATCATCGTGTGGGCGGGCCTCCGCTCCGAGGCGCGAAGTCTCGGCGAGCGCCTGACCGTCGACGACGTCGGCGAGATGATCGACCCGGACAGCATCGACCCCGTGATGGACGCCGTCAACGAAGCGTTCTCCTACTTTCAGACGGGCGAAGAAGAGACGCGGCAGGCGGACGTCGTCACCGAGGACGGCGAGGCGGACGACGGCGACGCCGCAGCAAAAAAAGCGATGGGGGCGACCTCGACGACCTAACGCTAACGCGGCAGGTCTTCGTCAAGGTATACTGGTGGTTCGGCGTCTGCTGCGGTACGCTCGGGTGGGATCCGGAGCAGTTTTGGGCGGCGCAGCTATGGGAGTGTCGCCTCGCGTATGACGCCTTTACGCGCCACGAGGACCGCGTCGAGGCCGTCCGGGCGTCGCGCCTGATCAACGGGATGCGTAACGCCTTTCATGCGGAGCACTTTACGGAGGTGACCCCCGACGACTACCTGCGCGGCGGGCCGAGCGAAGAGGAGGCGGAGGCGAGCCGCGAAGAGATGCAAGACACCTTTCCTACCACCCTCGATGACGAATGACCGTTGCCAGCCTCTTTGCGGAGCTCGGCGTCGACACCTCGCCCATGTCGGGGGTAGCGCGGGACGTCGAGAACAAGATGGCCCCGGTGCGCAAGACGTTCCGCGAGGTCGGCACGAGCTTGACGAAGTATGTGACGGTTCCCCTCACAGGGGTCGCCGCCGCGGCGACAAAGACGGGGACGGCCATCGATGACCAGTTTGCGAAGATTGAGGGCCTCGTCGGGGAGTCACGGAAGCGGCTGCAGGGCATGCGGTCGGACGTGCTAGACATCTCCGCCGCGACCGGGAAGGGGCCAGAAGAACTGGCTGAAGCGCTCTTCTTCGTCGAGAGCGCAGGCTACCGCGGCGAGGAGGCACTATCCGTACTAGAGGCGAGTAGCAAGGCCGCCGCTGCGGGCCTCGGGCAGACGAAGGACGTCGCGGACGCCGTCACGTCGGCGGTCAACGCCTACGGCAAGGAAAACCTAAGCGCCTCGCGGGCCGTCGACGTGCTGACCGCAACCGTCCGTGAGGGAAAGGTCGCGGCGGACGAGATCTCGTCGACGCTCGGGGACGTTATCCCGGTCGCATCGCAAATGGGCGTCGAGTTTAACGAGGTCGGGGCGACCCTATCAGCGCTGACGCGGATCGGCGCCTCGTCGAGCAAGGCGACGACGGCCCTCTCCGCGACGCTTCGCACCCTGCTGAAGGGCACCGATAAGACGAAGCAGGGCCTGAACGACCTCAGCCTCTCCCTTGAGGGTGTGCAAAAGCGGATCCGTCAGGACGGCCTACTGCCGACGCTACAACTACTCAAGGAGCGGTTCGACGCGACGGGCGTCGCCATTACCGACGTGTTTCCGAATGCCCGGGCGCTGCGGGGCGTCCTTGGCCTCGTCGGGCAGAACGCGGAGCAGGCCGAGCAAATCTTTGAGTCACTGAATGACGAGGTCGCCGGGGCGGGGCAAGAGGCGTTCGACGCCGCTAGTCAGACGATCTCAACGAAGTTTAATCAGGCGCTCCGGACGGCACAGGCGACGCTTGACTCCGTCTACCGTACCTTTAAGGATGAGATCAAGGTCGTCCTCGACACCGTCATCGCGGCCCTCGAACGAATGCAGGGCGCGTGGGACAACCTATCGCCGATGATGCAGGGCGTCGTCGTCGCTGCCGGAGCGGTCGCGGCCTCGCTCGGGCCGATCCTCGTGGGGCTGTCCGGCATCCTAGCAATTCTGCCGTCCGTCATCTCGGCCCTTGGCCTGCTCGGGAGCGCGGCCCCCTACGTCGCGGCCGTCGCCGCGGCGGGTGCGACCCTGTACGCGAAGTGGGACGAGGTGTCGCGCTTCTTCACCTCCGGGGGCGGGCAAGAGATTTGGCAAGCACTCAAGACGGGGGCTCAGGTAGCGTGGGAGGCGATTAGGGAGATGACGGCAGGCGTCATGGACGCGGTGTGGACGATGACGGACGCCGTTGCGCAGGCGTTTAAGGGGACCGGGGGACTGATTAGCCTGATTGCGGACCGCGTCGTCACGGCGTTTGAGTTGCTCGGGCAGGTCGTGACGCCCGTCATGGATCAGGTAACGAACGTCGTCACGTTCGCCGCGAATCAGCTTGCGCGGGCGGTTGAGTTCATCGTTGACATCCTTCGCGGCGACTTCGTCGCCGCGTGGGAGGTCGTCAAGGAGTCCGTCACGGCGTTTGGGCGCTTCTTTGCCCGGTCGCTCGCGAACATAGCCGACGTCTTCTTGTCGTGGGTTGAGCAGATCATCAACACGATTCCGGCGGTCGACGTTGACTTCTCCGGGGCACGCGAGTCGCTTCGCGACTTTACGGCGTCCGTACAAGACAATATGCAGCAGGCCCGTGACAGCACCGAGGGGGCAAACGAGACGTTTCAGGCGACGATGAAGACGATGGAGGGCGTCGAGGTGCAGGCGGGTAAGACCGGAGCGGCGGCGAAGGCGGCGGGCGACAAGGCCGCAGCGGGCGCGAATAAGGCCGCCGACGCTGCGGACGGAGCCGCAGCGTCCGCACAGCGCGCTAAGGAGGCGTTCGAGGAGCTAGGGGTAGTAGACCTTCCCTCCGCCGAAGACGTGCCTATAGGCGACGCAGCAGGCGCACAGGGCGCGGACAGTCAGGACGACGAAGGGCAACAGTCCGGGAGCTTTGCGGGAGTCAACCTAGGCCTGCCCGAAAACCTGCCGCAGCGGATTACGGATATGCAAGCCTTGATGCAAGGGGCGATTCAAAAGACGAAATTCTCCGCGGACAAGATGATCGATAAGGTCGGCCAGGGCCTAACGACGCTCATTACGAAGGGGGAGCTATTCGGGAAGGAGGTCAACAGCGTCGGCGACGCCTTTAAGGCGCTCGGCAATACGGTGACGCAAATCATTCAAAAGATGATTGCGCAACTGATCGCGGCCATCGCGAAGGCGCTCCTCTTCAAGGCGCTGACCGGAGGGGGCGGCTCCGTCCTGTCCCTTGCCGGGAGCTTCCTCGGCGGGGGCGGCCCCTCGATTGCCGGGAGCAGGGCCGAGGGCGGCACCGTCGACAGCGGCAAGTCGTACGTCGTGGGGGAGCAGGGGCCTGAGCTGTTTACGCCGAGCAGGTCCGGGCAGGTGACGCCAAACTCGCAGATGCAAGGCGTTCGAAAGAGTAACGCCGCCGTCGTGAAGCTCGACAAGCCGAAGGTGCTGCCAAACGGCGACCTACAGTACTCACTCGAAGAGGGCGGGCGGCAGCAGAGTCGCCGCGGCTTCCCGGAGGACTAATCGTCGAATCATCGCACGTTGACGCATGGCATACGGCGCAAAATACTACTTTGAGGCCCCGGGACTGCGCGAGTCGGTATACCGTGTCGACCTCGAAGAGGAGGGCTATACGGGGAGCCCGAACCTCGTGACCCGTGACATGGGGAGCATCGTCTTTGAGGTTGGGAAGGAGGGGCAGGACCCGACCGAAGCGATTCACCCGTCCCGGATCAAGGTGGCCGTCCGCGATCAGTCACTCGTGCAAGAAATTTACGGCGAGGGCGACCGAGCGTGGCGAGCGACCGTTTACCGCAAGCCGTCCGGGGGCAGCTACGGCAACGGCTACTGGCGCGGCTTCATCCTCGGCGACATGGGGCGGTTTGACGACGGCACGTTTAAGGGACCCGTCACCTTCGAGGCCGTCGACGGGCTAGAGCTACTCAAGAATATCTCGGTCCAGGCGATCTCCGGGGGCGAGGGCAGCTTTAGCGCGTGGGAGATCATCGACACGGCGCTCACGGAGATCGACGTCGATTTCAACTGGTGGTTGCTGTTTCCCTGGTTCTATAAGCTTGACGGGACGAGCGACGCGGAGCTATCGGCGGGCGACGAGAAGCTAAAACACCTGAAGATGCTCGAATCCGCGTTGCAGAAGGACCGCGAGGAGGACGGCGATACGCCGCCCCTTCGATCCGTCTACAGCGTGCTTCGGAACGCGCTCAAAAGCCTGAACCTACGCATCATGCAGGCGCAGGGCGAGTGGTGGGTACGCCCGCGCCATACGGGGCGCTACGCAGACTCGCAGCCGAATACCCTACAGGCCCACGAGTATACGCCCGGGAGTACGGCGAAGAACCAGACGGTACAGCGGGATCTCGTGTGGGACCTTGACGCGAAAGGCGGTGTCGTCGAGAAGGAGCCGTCAAACTGGGAGCGCAACGTCGGCGTCCTTCGGCGCACGCACGACTTTGGCCCGTTCCTCGGCAACGGGATGGAGAACGGGGCGCTTGAATACCCGCTCGACGGGTGGACAATCTACGAGGACTCGGACGACCCACCGGACTATACGGTCGATCATTACAAGCACGAGAACACGGATTACACCCCCGAGGCAACCGCGAATAATAAGCGCCTCGTCGAGGCGATTGTCGAGTACACGGCAAATCCGTATGAGAACGTATATCTAGAAAGTGATCAGTTCGCGTTTCCGACGAGTGAGCGCGTCAACGAGGTCCTAACGATTCAATTCGATGCGGGCATCAACGTTCGAAGCGAGTTTGCCGTCCCGGCGCTACAGGTTCAGCACGGTGGGTACCGTCTCGACAACAAGCAGACGGAGATTATCGGCAAGGTGACGCAGGGTGAGAACGTCATCGTCCCGTGTAAGGCGCTTAAGGCTCCAATCCCGGAGGGCGCGAACGTCGTAATTAAGGAGAAAAATGATTACGACGGTCAGATGACGCCCTCTTCGAAGATTAAGCTGACGGAGCGGGCGGAGCCCGGGGATACGCGGGTCATTGGCAATCTGCAAAATAGCGTCGACCCGGACGACTACGGCGATAACGGCCCTCCGGTTCTGAACTACTTCGCGTGGACAGATCGAAGTCCTCCGGTGACCGCCCGGTATGACACGCACGTGAAATCTGCTGACTCATTGCCGGGAGCAACGTGGCAGCAGGTCGAGATCGTTGCACCGATGGTCGCAGATCAGGACTCCGGGGGCGACCCCGTCAGCGGAACGGAGATGCGGCTCGGGTTCGCGTTTCTCGATACTAGAAATCTCGCGGATGACGCAAACCTCTTAAACTCTGTCGACGAGGTAAGCCTCACCCTCTCGCTCGGGGGCGCGGACGTGACGAAAGAAGTGTTCGAAACGAATACGGGCGAGCCGCAAAGCCGCACGACGGACGTTGCGACGTACCTCGGGGACGGCCCGGGCGGCGCGTCGAAAGCGCGGCTATTCTACGAGAATGACGATACGGGCGGGCGGCAAAACCTACTCGACGAGTGGGACCTATCGCCGTTCGGGGGCGGCAACTACGGGCAACGCCTCGGCTTTTTGCAGGGGCAGGAGTACATCCGCGAACTGCGCGAGAAGCATAAGCGGCGGAGCCTCACCGTACACGTAGAGGACCGCAGTCAGGTCTTCGGCCCGCATCATATTCTCAAATGGGACGGGCAAAAGTGGTCGATTGAGAACTATCAGTACGTCCCGGACGAGGGGCGGATCGAGGTTGAGCTACTCCCCGTCTCGGACGACGGGACGAGTAGCCTGACGCAGCGACAGTTCTTCGACACGGATGATGAGGGCGACGGTGCATCCTCCGGGTCCGTCGACGCCGGAAGTTCCGCGCCCGTCTCCGGCCCGAGCGCGGACGACTGGTCGACGATTGCCGGGGGACTCGGCCCGGGTATCTATCAGAATACGGATAGCGAGTTAGCGACGGACATCGGCCCGGACTCGTTTTTGACGACGGACTCGAACGGGCTTCTCAAGGCGGAGGTGAAGGACGAGAACGACATGGCCTCGAATAGCCCGGATCACCTGGCGACGCAGCGGAGCATTCGACAGTTTGTCGAGGAGGAAACGAAGGATATCACGGATATTGCCCGCTACGCGGTGCAGACCCGCGCCGAGATCGACGCGCTCGACGCCGTGACGGTCCGTAGAAGGCGCTCGATTACGGTCGAGGGGGAGACGCACCGGGTCGAGGTTGACGCCTCACAGACGGTCGAGGGAGCCTTGACGAAGGACCTCGTGCTCGCCCTGACCGCGCCGCAAGACCTACATCCGGGCGCGGACTTCGAGGTGACGACGCTCGCCGTCGACTCGTCGAATACGCCGACGAACGGGCAGGTCGCGCTCGGCGCGCAAGCGGACGAGACGTACGAGGCCGTCCGGGCGGACCGCAAGGTAACGGTCACCGGGATAACGAACCAGATCGGGGTTAATGGGCGAAGCGGCCTCCTAACGCAGGACGTGAGCATTACCCTGAACGCGCCGCAAAACTTGCACACGACGGCGGACTTCGAGGTCGGGACCCTCGCCGCCGGAGGCCCGTCGTCGACGCCGGGCGACGTAAATGCGGCGGGGACGATCTACTCTGAGACGGCGGTTCAGATTCAGTCGCCCTCGAAAACCCCGACCCTCCTAAACGTCGCCGGGGGTGGGTTCTTTGACGACGAGATTAACGCGGACGAGGGCATTGTCGCGGACACGTATAACGTGTCGACCCTTGGGGGAAGCGGGTACGTCCTTCGTCGCCTGCAGGACGACTCGACGCAGATGTACTCGGACGAAATCGTCGCGAATACCTTTCGCGTCGCGGAGTTTCTAGTCAACCAGATCACGTTTAGCGCGAGTGAAGCGATCTCAGCGGGCTTTATCGCTCGCGCCCCAATTACTCACAACGGGGGCGGCGAGTACGAGGTCGCCGCGGACACGAACCCCACGGTCGCCGTCGACGACTTGATTCGAGCGAAGCGCTTTACTGATGGGTCTCACGATAGCAAGGCGCGGGTCGTGAGCGTCACCCGGAACGGGTCCGACTCGACGGTGACGCTGCAACTCGTCGATAACCAGAACAATGACGTGACCGCCTCCGCGTCGAACGATGCCCCGGAGGACGGTTTTCAGTATGCGCGGATTGGCAATCTGTCTGACCCGCAGCGACAGAACCTGATCTACCTCACCGCGAGTGACGCGTCAAACCCGCGCATCGACTTTTTCGAAGGCGTAAGCGAGTTCTCGGAGTTCGGGGCCTCCGCCCTGACGACGCGGGTCGGCAACCTGTCCGGGCTATCATCGGCCTACTCGAACAAAATGGGCCTCTTTTCAGAGGTGGGTCGCTTCACGAGTGACGTTATTATTGGCGACCTTGAGGCGGGGACGAACGCGAGTGTCGAGGGACAATACCTAAAGTACGACGGGACGGACATCGAAATTATTACGGCGTCCGGGAACGTCGAGACGCTGATTACGACGAACGCGGGGGACATCTCGCAAAATGAGAGTGATATTGCGGACAATGAGGCTGACCTGCTCCTCCTCGCGCGCCGCATCACGCAGGAGACTGAGTCACGGGCGGGCCTAGAGTTTAACGTCGGAGAGAACTCCGCGAGTATCGAAGTAAACGCGACCGTCATCGGTGACGACGGCCTCTTTTCTCAGTCGACGCTTTCCCTTCATGCGAGAGATACGGAGAGTCGATTCGAGGCGTCCGTGCAGTATACTGATAATAATAACGACGTAGGCGGGCGAGCGTCGATCTCTCTGCTGGCTGGCCCCGGTGGGTCCGACGCGATCCTTGCTGGTGAGAACATCCTTCTCGACGGGGATACGGAGGTTCAGGGTGGATTTACAGTCTCGGACACGAATATTGAGACGGGGTACCGCGTTACGCTACGGCAGCCGTCAGAGCCGGGCGATGGGGACGTCACGGGGCGTAACTTGCGGGACGGTGACATTTGGATCGATACGGACGACGGAGATACGGTACACACCTACGATGGGCAGTCCGGGGCATTTCAGCGGACGCACTCGGAGAGTGTCGTCATCCGGCAAGATACTGAGCCCTCGTCTAGGCCCTCCGGAAACGACCTTCAGCAGGGTGATATTTGGATCGATACGGACGGCGGGGACACCGTGTACACCTACGACGGCACTGACTTTTCTGCTGCAGACAACGGCAATATTACGATTCGACAGAATAGTGAGCCCTCGACGCGCCCGGGAGGGGAGACGCTCGTAAAGGGAGACATCTGGATCGATATCGATGCGGATGATACAGTATACACCTATAACGGATCGGGGTGGGTAGAGACGACGAGTCAGAACGTAGTCATTCGACAGGCGAGCGAGCCGTCGTCGCGCCCGTCCGGCAATAGTCTTGAGAAGGGGGACGTGTGGGTTGATACGGATGACGGGGATACGGTGTACACGTACGACGGGTCGAGCTTTATGCCCGCTGACAACGGCAACGTCACGATCCGGCAGGCCTCGCCCCCGTCTCAGCGGAGCAGTGGGGCACCGCTCGTCAAGGGGGACGTCTGGATCGACACGGATAACGACGATACGGTATATACGTACGACGGATCAAGCTTTCAGCGTGTGCAGAGCGATAACGTCGTCATTCGCTCGGATACAACCCCGAGCAACCGTCCGTCAGGAAATAATCTTCAGGAGGGTGACGTCTGGATCGAAACGGATGAGGGCAATGCCGTTCATACCTACAACGGGTCAAGTTTTGAGCGCACGAAGGAGGAGGGGAGCGTCACGATTCGGCAAGCGAGCGCTCCGCTACAGCGACCGTCCGGGGAAGACATTCGGGAGGGGGATATGTGGATTGACACTGACGATGGCAACCGCGCCTACGTCTATGACGGCACTGATCCGTTCGATACGTCCGGGTGGGTCAGCACGGAGGCGAACCTACGGGCGCAGGCGGATCAGAACAGTGCTGACGTCGAACTTCTCGCCCGGCGACTGACGCAAAGCACGGAGGCGCAGGCCGGAATCGAAGCGAATGTCAATGAAAATGCGGCGACGCTGACGCTAACGACGAAGTATAACGACAATACGTCCGAGCTACGCCTGATTGCGGACGATGCATCGAGCGCCGTCGAACTTGACGCGGAGCGGGTCCTGATCGACGGGACGGTGACGGCGACGCAAACCGAGTTCGAGCCGGGCACCGTGACGATTAGGAAGGGCAAGTCGAATACCCCAAACAATAACGGCCCGGATACGCGCCCGGAGGGCGGTACGCTGCAAGAGGGAGACGTTTGGATCGACACGGAGAATAACGATAAGCCCTATACCTGGGACGGGGGCACGTGGATCGCGTCGTACACGACGATCAGCGGCAACTTCATCCGGACGGGCGTGATCGGCGCGAACCGGAGCGAATACGAGATTAACCTTGACAACGGCACGTTCCTATTGAATCAGGGTAGTATCGCGGACGCGGTAACGATTGGGGCGGTAGACGCCTCCCTAATTCGCAAAGGCAACCTGACCTATCGGCAGGGCATGGAGGCAGGCGCGTCGGACTGGACGAAGGGGGCGTCCGGGCATACGGCACAGTTCGTGAATAGTCCCGTGTGGAGCGGCTCAGTTGCGCTCAGTCTTTACACAAGCAGGAGTACGAGCGACTCAAGCTCCGGGGCGACGACGGACGGGTATTACGTTGAGATTCCGGAAGAGATTGCGCTAGAGTATGGGGGGCGGACCGTCGAAGTCACGATCTGGGCCAAGCAGGATACGGCAAATGCGTTTGCCGTCGCTTACTCGACCAGTGACGTTGGGAACTCCGGGTGGCAGTCGTTCTTCCCGACGAGCAACTGGCAGTCGTTCCGGTTCACCTACGAGGTGCCGGAGCCGTCCGGGGGCGGCAGCGACTACCTCGGCCTACTCGGGGACGCGACGACGAATAGCGGAGCAACATTCTTTGACGCAATTACGATCCGCCCGCAGACGCAGCGAATCGCGTCCTTCGAGATCGGGCCAAACCGGATTGAGCACTTTAACGATAGCGGCGTCCGTGACGTAGCCATCGGCTCCGGCCTTGATACCGTCGACGCAAACGAGACGGCGATCTTTGGGGTCGGCGGTAGTAATGCTATCCCGATCATGAAAGTACGCGGGTCGAGCAGCGGCGATTACGTATTAGCGCGAGGAGCAAGCTCGGGCGTTCTCTTTGAGGTACTACAAGGCGGAAATCCAGTCTTTAAGGTCGAGGACTCCGGGACGAGTGATCCGTCCGTATTTATTGACGAGCTCGATCTGAAAGACGTACTGATTGAGGGGACGCTGACGATGGGGACGGCGGGAGAAATTATTGATGACGTATCCCCGCCAAATTATCGATTCAGTTCGAAAGGGATTGAACTTCGCGCAACGGATTCGACGCGGGCGGAGGCACGCGAGATTACGTGGCGAAAGCCGGACCTATCGAGTGGCATACAGGGGGAGATGTACGTACACAACGATCAGATGGCGTTTAGCATGTACGCTAGTGGGTCGGCTGACCCGAGAACGATCCTGACTACATATAATTACGGAGAGGGAGTAACGCCCGGAGCAGGCGATAATTTCGCCCGGATTGAGCTAATCGGTGATCAGGACGGAGGTAATGAGATTAACATGACGCTCACTGGCGACGGCAGTAGGTTAAATATACGAAACGCGGACAGTGGCGGTATTGCGTTCGATTTCGACCCCTTTGATGACTACCTAGGGTTTAAAAACGTCTACGATTATAGTAGCGGTACGGGGCCGTCGCCGCCAACCCCACCTACCGGAATTCGTCTTTATACAAAAGAGGTATCCGAGAATCAAGAAAGACCGTACCTTTGGTTTGTGGACGAGAACGGAGATCAGTATAGGGTTTCAGCTAGTAAAATAACCTAATATACGATAGTTTAGCTGATATGCAACAAGTCATCGGCGGTACGATCTGGCACGCGGACCGCACCGCGCTCGACGCTCGCGTGCAAGGGGAGACCGGAGCGCTCGCGGTAGCGTCGCGCACGGGCGGCGTAGACGCGCTCACGGCGACCCTTGCCGGGGCGAGGGGGACGGCCCCCCTGTCCCCCCTCGTCGGCGGCACACGGGCGACTGTTGCGTTTCAAGAGGGGAGTCCGGGGACCATTACCGGGACCGGAGCGGTTGGGACGACTACTAGCTCGAAGTCAACGGTAGTCACGGGCGTGCATAGTCGTATTACACTGACGACGGCTCTCGGGCAATCGGACGCTACGGACGTAACGGCAAACGGCGTTCTTGCCGTTGTGGCCGTCGAGGCCGGAGGCGGCACGATCCCGGCGAATGTGACGAGCGCTCGCATTCAAGACGCTGACCTACACCCACCCGCATAATGACGCGTACTGAGATTACGCCGACAGCAGGCCCGGACGAGCAGGTAACGGTCGGGGACCGGGTATTCATCAGCTGGCTCCTTGACGCTGAGGTAAATCCTGCCGATGTTGTCCTGTCCGTACTCGGGAAGAAGCAGCGGACGATCTCCGGGGCTGACCTCACCGTAGAAGAGGTGACGCGAGACGATGATCGATACTGGCAGTACGGCGCGACCGTTCGCCTCGATCAAATTTTCGTCGACGTCGAGTTTCGCCTAAAAGACTCAATCAATAAGGTCGTCGATACGGCCTTCATTCAATCAGAACGCGACCTCACGTAACTATGTCAGACCTGTACCAGAAGGGTAAGATCATTCCGGTCGATCAAACTATTGACCTGCTCAACGGCGGCAACATCGTCGCCCTCCTCATGAGCGACTCGTACGCGCCGTCCGCGACAAATCATGACTTTATCGGGGACATCGTCGCGGATGAGCTTGATGCGGATAACTACGCAGGCGGCTACGGCGGTAGTAGTCGACAGACGCCGACGAATCGAACGCTGCGGCGCGAGGACGCGGGGCCGCACGTCGAGTTCGACTTTGACGATATTACGTGGCCGTCTCTCGGCGGGGGCGTTTCCGCAAATAATGATGTCGTCGGGTACGTCGTGCTGGCCGCGGAGATTACAAATGATTCCTCGTCGCCGCTGATCGCCTGGGACAGCCTTGACGACAACCGGGCGACGAACGGGAGTGATATCGTCTACTCGACGGATCCGGACGGTATGTTCCGGTACGTATAAGACTGCTCATAACGCCCCGGGCTAATGGGATACGACTATACGGACGTTTTCTTCTCGACGCACCTGACGGCGGACCTCGGCGGGACCTCCGGTAATACGGTGATCGAGGTCGACACTGTGACCGCAGCGCTCGCGGATCAGGTACGGGCCGGGGCACGCCTCCCCCTTCGCATCGAGCGCGGGCAAAGCAAAGAGCGCGTCCTTGTGGTCGGAGTCAATGACGAGGCCGCGGGTAGGCTTGACGTCGAGCGCGGCGTCGGCCCGTACGGCGTTCAGGCGCATCCGCAGGATAGTCGTGTCGATCACGCCCTTCCGGCAGCGGCGGCACAGGAGACGGTCGCAGCTCCGCGTGGCCGTAGTACCCTTAGCGCCGCGATTCAGGTACTTCGCGCGGCTATCGATAAGCTCGACACGCGAGAGCAGGTAAAAGAGGTAACGCGATCCGGAGGCGGGGGTAAGCAGTTCACGTTTACGCATGACCTGGGGGCGGTCCCTGCGGTCGCTCAGGTTTTGCCGGAGACAAGCGACGCGAAGGGTGAGTTTTGGCTCGCCTCAAAGTCCGCTACGGACGTGACGATTGAGTATAAGAATTCGCCGAATACGGGGACGAATAATCTCGTCTGGAATCTGTACCTACACCTTTAAGCGACTACTCCTATGGCTACCGTACAGGAGATTCTTGATGCTGAGATTCCACGTCCGACCTTCGCGTTTCGCCCCGGGCGCAAGGCACCGCTCCCTGAGGACATGACCCTCTCGCGCCCCAGTGCGGCGCGGACGCTCGATCCTGCGAGCGGGCTCTACACATCCGTCCCATCCGATGAGAGCCGGGTCTTCGGCTCGCAGCAGAGTCTCCTTATAGAATCGACCTCGCGGACGAATCATGTCGAGTGGAGCAGTAACTTGTCACAGTGGGGCGACCCGGGCGGTGCGCTTGGCACCTCGGCACAGAGCATTATCGACGAAGAGACCGCGTACCGGGTCGGCGGAACGGATCAGGTCGAATCAAACGCAGGTGTGACTTCCTCTTCGGAAGAAACAATCTCTGTTTTCGTAGAGGAGGACACCGCCTCGAAGGTCCGCATTGCGTGGAAGGATGCCTCCCTAACTGCTTCATCAGAGGTAGCAGTCGATTTTGACTTTGGAGCAGACAGCTTTTCGACACACGATGA